ACCAGCCAGCCATGCAATTTAGCGAGCATGATGACTTGAGACTGGAAGTAGGACTCTTTCACGGCAAAGTTGCCATTTCGTGAAGCATATTTTGTTGAATCCAAAAGGTGTCATTTCCTTTAAACTCGCCAACGCTTTTGCCTTCGTAACCGTATAGCCAGCCTTGCAAAGTGACAATGTGATCGTTAACAGTCGCAAGAATAAATACAGCGTTGGGTTTGTCTCTAGGGTGAATTAACAAACAACCTTGCGGCCACGATGTAGACCGAACTTGATATGCGCCAACGTCACCAAGTAAATCGGATAAGCGTTCAGTATTTGTCGCTGGTTCCCAATAAACATTTAAATACTTTGATACCGCATATTCGGCAATGGCGCCAACAATATCTATTTGCCATTCACTTTTTCTTTCTTCAGCGCCGTACAGTTGTGGTCTTTTTTTTCCTATTCCGTTTAATCGTCGCTCAACACCTGCGTAAGCCGCCGCTCGTAACTCTTGACGATTTAATTTAACTTCAACTGAAGATTTAATTGTGTTGTCCATGTCAAAAAGTTGCATTACTTGACCGACATTCTTTTAATAATGGCGTTTGCTTCATTCCAATTAGCCGGGACAGCGCCGCCGTAACCTAGCTCTGACAGTTCCTGCAACTGTTTCTTAGACACAGGCCATACCTCTTTATTGGGCATGTCTACAATAATTTTAGGTTGTCGAGGTGCAGGCGCTGGCGTATCGTTCTGACGGTTTTGGACTTCTTCAAACGACGCCATTTTGCCAAACGGAATCATCATCCCTAAACATCTTCCCAAAGCCGAGGTACTGCAATTCATCATTTCGCTGTTTCGCACATACGGCGTCGTGCCGGGGAACGGTTCCCATGCCGTAGCAACACAAGGCAAAAGGTCTAACAGGTCACGGTAAACCTTCACTGTGACGCTAATAAAAGTCCTGTCGCCTATCGTGACTACTTCAGCAGGTGTTTCTACGACTCGTAGGTCGGGCCACTTGTCAAGCGCCAGCCTAAACCTTGTAGGTACGTCTACATAGTCGCCCAAGTTCATTTGAAGCCGCCGAGCCTCATAGCGACAATAGTGTCTTGTGATGTCTTAGTCATGTTGCTGAGATAGATACCGTTTTCTTCAGCGGTGTACGCCAGTTCAAATAGGCATTTGCGTAGCTGGTCTATATCNGANCNCATTTGNTCTATTTGCCANGCNGCNGCTTTCATAGCNATATCGGCTTTAGTGATNGCTGCCGATANTTCTTGCATTTGGTTATTCATGTCGGGTCCTTTCGGGTTGTCGGGTANNCGGGANCATATCATGCCGGTACAGCACAAAGCCACGATCTCTTTAACTCTTGCCTTCGGCGCTCTGTAGTGCCAGCCCAAATACCTGTCAACTGCTTTTCGCCGAACGACATGGCATACCTAAAGCAGTCGCTGTATACCGGGCAAGATTCACAGATCGGTTTAATAATCGCAAGGTTTGTTTTGCTTTCTCGAGGGTTAGTAGGAAAGAAAAGCACTGTAGGGGTGTCGTGGCAGGCCGCCAAGTCTTGCCAAGCAGGACGGTCACCTAACATTTAATTGACCAAGGCGACCAGCCGCACTGGTTATTTGCTTCACGGCCCGAATACAACAGCCAAGCAAACCTAAGATTGTTTGCAGGGTTAAGCATGTCGTCAGGAAACGACCAGCCAAGATCGTCTAAGTAATCCGTATGTAACTGGTTGATCTGTAATAAACCTGCGTCCCTGCATTTAAGTCCTGAATCGCTTTGGCTACAGGCGTCAGCTATGCCTCGAGATTCTCGCCAGCAAATGCGATCTAGCGTTTTTAAGATTATTGGGTTATCAGGCCAGCCTTGCTCTATTGCTAGTGGGAACCATTTGCCACATTTGTAGGAGGCAAAAGCGTCTACTTGAGCAACAATCGTTTCAGGCAGTGGAGGCTCTGTAACAGCGTTTAAAGCGGTAATGCGGTCAATCTGTTGCTCAGGGGTAAGTATCTCTACCGTGTTGTATGCAGGTAGAGCTAGCGGGGCGGCGTCGGTAGGAGGGTTACCGCCGCTATACGCCACCACTAACCCTGTAAAGGTCAAAGCTATTGCTAACAGGAATTTGTACGGGTTCATTTTGTGTCCTTTAGTCGGGTTCAGGTCGGGATATGTCTACCGAAGTCAGGCCGTCAAGTCAAGGACCCTGAAAGATCGTTTTGAAAGCATGGGCCACGATGTCAGGATGATCGGCAAGCAGAGGCGATATCTCGACGTGGACCCATTGACCATTTTTGCTGCCAATAGTGTTTTTTTCGTAGACCTTCCAAGCGTCACGATCACAGCGGTAGCCAGCGCCCCAACCAAACTTAGACGGCTTAAAAGTGTTGCTGTAGTCGTGAATTTCCTCTACGCCAAGAATGTCCCTATGGGTATAAAGAAACTCTATGAGCTTGTAGCGAGCGTTACTTTTAGCGCCAAGGTCAAAGGCTCGCCATGTGCTATGCACAGATTTAGGCGGGTTTGGCATGCCTGACATGTTGACGTTTCGGTCAGCAAATATGCCTAGACATTTGACGCCAAACAGGTATTCGCAATAATCCACAAACGCTTTAGTGCCTGCTCGAGGTTGAGCATGCACAGAATCTTTAAGCCCGGTATAGGGCCGTATTGTCATTTGATCTTTTTCCCAATAATCGGAGGAGACTCAGCTGTGCCTTTAACGCCGTTGCCAATTCCGTAACCGACAATGCTCCCGATGAGGCCTGTACCGGCAGACTGCTCTATTTTGCCTAACGCCATAAGAACAGTTATAGAAGCCAAACCGAGACAAATAATGACCGCTTTAGGCTGGTTAGTAATGTTCATTAGGCTAGACCTATATCTTCCACAAGGATAAACGCTCGAGTCGTTGCCGAATGTACAAGCCTAGGCGTACCAGTGATAGTAGAAGTTAAAGCACAAGGCACGACGGTCACCGAGCCACTGGCGAAAGTACCGATGTAGGTGCAAGTTTGCCCGCTAGTAGTTGAGACTGCAGTTTCGTTTTGCACAAAAGTTGATTGNAGNTGTGTACCTGCAGCGTTTGTTTCTCGAAGCTGCAAGTTGAGATATGAAGCCNCCGTNGACGTCTGGCATTGCGGCTCGTAATAGGTAATCTTGTAAAGCCGAGTAGAGTTTGCTGTCCATACAGCAGGGCCTAATCCCGTGACGGCTGTGAGCGTTGTCGTCAAAGTGAAGTTAGAGGCGTCAGAGTCAAAGTACGCTACGCCAAAAGGCAGATTGTTCATTTCTGTCGCGGTGAGGATCTGCCCTACTGTGAACGCATTATTAAGTGCCACGGTTTAAGGCTTTCCAGGAAAAGTGACGGTTGGGGCTGGTGTCCATGTAGCAGGAAAGTTACGCAACTGTTGACGGTAAATCGCCCATGCCGTTTTATCGGTTGGTGTGTCGGCAATCATCGCCCAATCGGATTCGACTAAGAGTTGGTTGCGGGCATTTCTCATGCGTTCCATGAGCCATTCGTCGGGTGCTTCAGTTTCGTGGTCTGCTAATAAATTCATCATGCCGCCTTGTAATTTATGGTCGCTGAAATTCTGTCTGCGTTAGCAAAAATAAAAGGCTGTGACTCTGTAACTTGCCCGGATGCGGTTGTGGAGTTATTTCTCAGACTAAATGTAGTCGTTCCGCTGTTATGCACATTTGCTACAACAATGACTGCCCTAGTCGCTGAAGCATCCTCAAGCCAACCTGAACCGATTCCGGGATATCCAGTAAGAGTCGCGGCAGCAGTAACAGGCAAACTAAAAAAATAGCCGCCGCTACCAAAAGTAGTTGTGCTGCCGCAAATTATGTTTATTTGAGCAACCACAAAACCGTTAACTAATGCGTACCTGCCCTCAATAGTGCCGTTGCCAATAACAGGGTTTGTCGTGCTTCCGGTCCATGTTGGGGTGTAGTTAATCCAAGCACCGATGACGGTGTTGCCGATAGCGACCTTAGTTTCTAGTGCTTCCACAGCGTCGTTAATGTTTGCATGTTGTGTCGCATGATCGGGCGACGTCAAAAGGTCAGTAGAAAGAGGATTTGTAAAAGTGTCTAAACTTGTAGGATATGTAATAGCCATGTCACCAACCTAGCCTTCCTGCATCGTCCGCAAAAGTGTCGTTGTATGTGTAATCAGATTCATTATAGAATATTTCGCTATTATATGTGACACCAGTACCGCCGAGCCTGCCAAACGTCGCAGAGTCCAAAGTGAAAAAGTTGGTGTATGTCAACGGGCTAGTAAAAATTTCCATATAGGTAGCCGCTGGCGTCACTGTCATTGACCAGCCCTGCATGATTTGGGAACTAACATAGTTCACGCTTGACCCTGGCTGCTGATACCCAACCGTGACGACAGGCTGATTAACGTAAATTTCGGTAAACAATGTCCCTAAATCGTTTACAAGATCATTGACGCTTATCTGAAAAGACAGCTCTGCAGGGTTTGATCGTGAATAAACCTGCCAACTGGCTAAACCTTCGGCTTGATTAGCCGTGTCGTCAACTGAGGCGATTTCTGCACCGTAATACCCGTAGGCCGTAATGCCGTCAGTATCAGACACATTTTGTGCGGCAGCTGTCGGCGGTGTCACTGTGCAAGTGTTCAAATAATTTGACCCTAAAGCAATGCGTTTAATGTCCGAATAGGCAAGCTGGTAGAGACCTGAAATTTCTCGAGCAAACACTATTTGACCCGGTGC